CTCAACCGAGACGAGAGACCGTTTCTCGCCGCACTGCGCGCAGCACTGGAGCGCGAGTGTACCTTGGTGTCGGACCGCGACGTATTGCCAGCCGCATTCAGCACAGACGACGGGACCCGTCTTCCATGGGCCGGCATGGCGCCGTTCTGAAATATCTACAACGTCGGTCATCTACCCTCATCCAGCTCAGGCTCAGGCACCAGCAGCTCCGCCCTGGCCGGACTCGAACTCAGGTACAGCGGCAAGCACCGACGCAGCCACAGAATCAACCAAAGGTCGATGTCCAACTCGATGTCCACCGCGAACCGATCGTTTTCGCTTCGAAGAACGAATCGCCTCGTGATGGCCTCGCCATCGACGTCGAAGAAGTCCGACTTACTTACAGCCACGGCGGCGCCGGCCGTCGAGCCGTCGGGCGCGGTGAGTGTCATCTCGAATTCGTCGACCGCCGTGTCCTCGATGGTCAGCGTGGCCTCGCCGTCGAGCTCGGGTGTGGCCCCCTCGAGCGTGATGGAGTGGCCCAGGTCCGTAGTCAGGTCCTCGTCCTCGGTACCGGAGCCGCCGGCGACCACGTCGAACGGAATCACCAGCCGTGACTCTTCAGGCTGCTCAACGCCTGCGAGGTCCAGCGGATCGACCAGGCTGTTCTCGTCGGCGATATCTCGCCAGAGGCGCCACTCACCGAGCTCGCGATGAGCGATCAGCAGGAGGTTCTCTCGCTCGCTACCTCGAAGCGTGTACGTGCGCGGCGCATCATCCGTCTCAACGGCCTCGCCGTGTCTGCTGTACGGTGACTCGCTTGCCACTATCCAAGCCTCGATTCGGTGACGGTCAGCATCAGTCGCGCCACGGTCGGGAGCCCCTGAGCGTCCGTCTGCTCGATCGAGACGCTCAGCTCGCTGATGTGCCCCTCGATGAACTCGACGCCCATCTCTAGTTGCACCCGCGTGGGCTCCTGCGTGTTCGGAGTAGGGCGATTTGCCCAGCGCTCCAGCGTGGACAACATCGTGGCGAGCTTCGCCGAGCCACCTTTGATGCCGACGACCGAAACGGTCCCGGCCTCTACTTCAAACGTCGAGCGTACCGCTTCCGAAGCGCCTGCCTGGTAGACCTGCTCGAACGACAGCGCTCGGCCCGTCGAGTGGGTCCAGTCGTAGCCATCGACCTCGACGCCCGCCGCATTTCGTGGCTGCCAGTTCGGCCGGCTGCTTATGTCGTACGGGACGGGTGCATACGGTAGAACCAGCGGGTCCTCGTCCCAGTCGCGCGGGGTCATTCGAGCGCGATATACATCGCGATTCTGACGCCCCCCGCCTCCGGACTCTCTTTCGTCTGTGACGCGAATATCCATCAGTTCGCCGTCGCCTTACGCTTTCGGTTGGCCTGCGCGATCGCCTGCTCGGTGCCCTGACTGGCGCCCTCCTTGGCCATGCGTCGAACCTCCTCGGCATTGACGTTCTGTGCGCCGGGCGGGACTTGAACGGTGACGTTCATCTGGATCCGGTTGAGCTGTCCGGCGAAGCCACGCGCATCGAAGTTCTTATTGAGTTTCGAGAGCTTCTCCTCGGTGAACAACGCGGACTCGAACATGCCGGCTTCGCTGAATCGCAGGTTGCCGACGGACTGCCCCTCTTCGAGATCGACGTCCAGGCCGAACTTTGCCAGCGCGTCGTCGACGTTGGAGAGCCGCGCCTTCTGCTTGTCGGACTGAAAGCGCGCGTTCGGACCGCCGAGCAGCCCCATCACGTCGGCCTTGAGGCCACGCACGTTGCCCGCCTTGATCTGCTTTCGAAACCGCTTGCCGATGCTGTCCTGCATCATGCGGTCGAAGGTCTGGCTCTTGCCGGCTTCGGCCTTGGCGTTGAGCGCCTTGGACCAGCTGAAAAGGCCGGTGGCGCCCACCGCAAACGGCAGGGCCATAGCACCGAGGCCGGTGGCGATCTGGCCGCCAGACAGGCTGACGGCGCCGAGTTCGGCGGCACTCAGCCCGGAGACTGCCGCGCCTCCGGTCGAGCCGAACTTCAGAAAATTCTTCCCCTTGGTCAGCATCCCGGGGCCACTGCCGCCACCTTTGCCGCCCATGCCGGGCGCGCCTCCCCCGTCGCAGCACATCTCACTGAGGTTGGCCACGCCACCGACGTTGCCGGCCGTGGACTTGCCCATCACCTTGCCGACCAGCCCCTTTCCGATGTCGGTGACCAGCCCACCCGTCAGGTAATTGGTGCCGACCAGCGCGAGAATCGCCTTCGACAAGGTGGGGTGCCGGTCGTAGAAGTCGGCCGCCGTCTCGATGACGTCGAGCGCGGTATTGGCTGCACCTGGTAGCTTGTCGAGGATCTTCGGCAAAAGCCGAACTGTGCGCTCGATGGTCTCCGCAAAGCCCTTGCCGAATCGGTCGATGGCCCGCTTGAACTCGGGGTCCTTGGTCAGACTCCGGACGGTCTCGACGCTATCCTTCATGGCATCGAAAACGCCGCCTTCGGCCTGCTGACCGATACCCAGGAAGATATCCTGAACCGCGGTCTTGAGCATCGATACTTGACCGCTGATGGTGTTGCGGTCGATGTCGAAGAGGACATCGACGCCCGACCGACCCTCGCGTCCATACCGCTTGTCGATCTCTTCGCGGAGCCGATCGACATAGAACTCTTTGAGAGTCTTGCCATCCTTCTTCGCGAGCTTCTTCGCCTCCGACCTGGTCGGCAGACGCATCCCGAACCGCTCGCGCAGCGACATCGTGTCGCCGGACTCGAGTTCCTTGAGCGCGAACAGCGCCCCCTCGAACGTTTCTTCGGTGTTGGTTTGCTCGAGCGCCTTGGCGAGGCGAACGAGCTCCCCGGCCTTGTCGACGTTCCGATCTGCGAGGAGCGCGGTTTTCTGAAGGCCCTGGATGGCCTGTCCGAGCGACAGGCTTGAGATTTCCTTGGTCAGGTCTCGGGCGTCGGCAACAGCCTCGTTGACCTTGGACTGCTCTTTGAACGTCGCAAGCAGCAGCTTCTGGCCACGGCGGACCTTGTCGGCCGACCCGATGGTCTGCTCGATAAAGCTGCGCCCGGCACCAAACGTGACAGCTCCAGCGATGATGCCCTGGAGGCTCGCGATTCGCCCCACCGCGCCCTTGATGCGGCTCCCGGTGCGCTTTACGACGTCCGAGAGTTTGTCGTAGCCGCGACGCAGCTTGTCGACAGCACGGTCACCACGCTTCAGGCCCTGGACCTGCTCGTCCGACATGCGGTCGAGCTGCTTGCGGGTGGATTGAAGCTCCCCGCGTACCGACCCCGTGATCCGGGGCCGGATTCTGAGTTCGGCGTCAGGCATCGATCCACTTGTCTATAAGGCTGGCAGCATCGGCAGCGGCACGGCGCCATGATTCGGCTTCAGCCGCCGTCATCTCCATGATGGTCTCGGGCGAAAGACCCGTGACCTTCGAGATGGCGAGGACTAGCCCGCGGCGCTGCTGGAGGCGGGGTTTCCCTGGTTGGCCCCCTCGGCTTCATCCAGCTCGTTCATCTTGCTGATGAGCTTGACCAGGTCCCCCCGTGAGAGAGCCTGAAGGTGCTCGACCTTTACGTCGACGATGTCTGCCCAGTCGACGATGCAGCGGTGAACGAGCAGGATCTGCTCGTAGACTTCCGACTGGTTGTACTTGGACGATTTCCGTGCCTGCTCGGCCTCGACCTCGTCCATGATCTTCGGCGGGCGCATCTTCACCTTGCGGTGTGCGTTGCCGTCTTTGTCGACGTAGCCCTGATTGAGAGTGACGTATGGATCGGCCATTACTGCAGCTCCTCGGGTTGGACGGTGACTTCGAGCATGGCTGTGTCGCTGGACCCTCGGTTGAGGTCCGGCGGGTTGTACGACTGTCGCGCGCAACCCTTGTAGGTACGCGCCGAACCGGTGGGCACACCTTCGGACGTGACCTGCTGGACGATGAGGGTGAGCTGCTGGTGAATGCCCTCCTTCCAGCGCGCGTTCCACTCGTCCAGGCCGGCATCTTTGACGGCGTCGTACGGTTTCTGCAGCGTCAGCGAGCTGACAGTCTCGGGGCCCACGATGTTGTGGATGCCCCCACCGCCTCCGTGCTGCTGGGTGATGTCCGACTGGGAGTCCCCGCCGGATACCGAGGTGAACTTCGACTCGGGAAACTCGGCAAAGTACCCGATGAAGTTGTGCTGGGACGTGTAATTGTCAGGCATGAGTTATGCTCCTGTTGCGGGCTGGCCTTACTGCTGGGTGCGCTTGGCGATCTCGACGTCGATGGTCTCGGCGGTCAGGGCCTCTTTGAACCAGATCTTGACGCGGACGATCCCGTTCTGTTTGTCGGTCGGGCTGAGCAGGTCCTCGTCACACTTCACCGAGAACGCGTGCGCCTCCGGGTCCGGCTGCGCGCCGTCTCGGGGAATCTCGCCGGCGAAGGCCCCGTCGTTGTGCAGGTCGATCATGAAGTTACGCACGCCCAGCTGAACCTGCTTGAAGAACAGATCATCGGCCGTCTCGTAGATGAGCTGGTCGAGGGCCGACTTCACGCTGGAGGCGATGCGGTTGTAGAGATACGCCGCATGCAGGAAGTTCCACGCCGCCTCCGATGAGGCAGCCCGCGCGCCCCAAACCCTCGGGCCACTGCCGTCCCGGTCGTAGATCGGGTTGATGTTCTCGGCCATCAGGCTCTCGGCCACACCATCCGGTGAGTCGATCTGAGGGCGTCCATTGCTGCGCGTCTCCAGCCCGCGCACGAAGTCGACCGTGAAGTTTCGGCCGGCCGGCGCCTTTCCGGGGCCATCTCGCTCGATGGCGCGAATCCAGTCGGCCGCGACGTGTGCGGTCGGGGGGATGGACTTGAGCTCCTCGGTGAGTTCGTCCTCGACGATGGCCCGCGGGAAGTAGAAGCCGGTGTTGAACGCGTCGTGATCGGCGCGCTGTGTCTTGGCGGCCGAAACCGAAGCGCCGTCGTCGGTCGAGGACAGATAGATCCTGTGATACTCGGCCGTCTGGGCCTCGAGCTCGTCGATGATCGTGGTGTCGTCGTCCAGGTCCGGAGCGATGCAGAAGCCTCGCCCGTAGGCATGCGAACGAAAGGCCTTGAGCCCGGTCTTATCACCGGAGCCGTTCTCCGTTCCGACGATATCGCTGGCGGTGGGCTCGTTGCCGTCGGCGCCCGATGTGTCGGCCCCCAGGTCGCTGGTGCCGGTAGCCGGTCGGTTGTCGGGAGCGGAGTTGGTCGAACCGAGGTCCTCGACCTCGATCCAGTCGGACCCGTCGTTGATGCGCTCGAGGTGGGCTCCGGTCATCTTGAGGTTGTCGTAGGACTCGAGCTCATCTCCAGCGGAGTCGAGCACGATGAGCTTGAAGGTGTCGGACTTGGTACCGTCCTCGATCTTGATGTCGATGTCGTTCGCCCACGCACCCTCACCCTTTCCTTTGACCCGGAGCGTCGGCTCGGGCGTGCCGCCTCGGTCCTGCAGGTCCAGCGTGGCGACGACGGCGTTCGTGTCGACAATGCGCAGCACGAAGCAGGTCGCACGCACCTTGCTGAAAAACACCTTCAGGCACTCGTATCCCGGCGAGTACTTCGTCTCCGAGCTGTAGGGTGTCGCTCCACCGAAGACCGCCTGGAAGCGCGCGAAGCTGTTGATTTCCACCGGCACGTTCGACGGTCCGCGTTCGGCCGTCAACGCGATCAGCAGGTTGTCGCCAGCGTCGGCCCCGAATGCGAGCGGGCCAACGGTTGTGCGCGTTGTCTTGACTCCGACAAAGTTGCTCATAGGTCTACTCGTTGGTCAGGGTGAGATCTTCGGGGTCGTCAGGCGGCGGATCGTCGTAGCGGTACAGGTCGGCGACCAGGGTGTCCCACTCGGTCTTGGCCCGACCGTCGAACACCTCTTGTGATTGCGCCGTGATCGAAATGAGTGCCCGGGCGTAGGGCGCAGGCACGCGGGGGTAGCGAACGGAAAACGAGGAGGCGACATCCCGAGCGTGGGGCTGCGCCTGGCTCTCGCCGTCGAGCTGCTCGATGAGTTCGGCGTTGTCTGCCAGGTGCGTCATCACGGCGGCCGCGAACGTCTCGCGCACGGTGCTCACGTTCCAGTCTTCACCGTCCTTGCGCTCCGCGAGGATCTGCAGGTCGAGCACCAGCGTGGACGCGAAGTCCATGTCCCGATTGCCATGCCGGTCGAACCATTCGTAGTTGGTGGACTGCTCGTCGATGATAATCGCCGGGAGTTGTTCGTCTGCGACCATATCGCGCGAGATGTCCTGGCGGTCGACGAAGTTGACACCCTCCATTGACGAGAGTGACTTCTTGAGCGCCTCGAGCAGCGCCTCGCGTTGAGATGTTTGAAAAGCTGCGGTCATTCAGCGGCGGCTTCGATTCGTTGTGAGGCGAGAAACAGGGCCTCTTGCTGCATGGCGTTGTGCTCGGACGTGCCCTCCTGAAACCCGAACCAGGCACGCTCCGGGAGCGTCTCCGTCCCTTCGTGGTGCGCCATTGCCTTCATTCCCTCGATGGAGTCCGGGAAGAAGATCACGGCCTCACCTCGGTCAGCCTTCGGCGTCATGTTGGCCCGCATGTGCCCCTCGTAGAGCAGGTCGACCACGTCCGTGTTGCGTCCCGTCTCGCGCCGAACCTCGGCCCACTCCTCGGAGTACGGCTCAAACATATCTCCGCGCATGTCGCGGCCTGACTCCGTCCGCTCCTGGATGAGCTGAATGCCGCGGTTTGCCAGGTCAATCAGGTCGCGCTTTGGCCAGTGTCGGAGGCGGTCGTCAATTTCGGCAGCGACCAGGTCGAGATCATCTGCAATGTCGTACCAGACGAACATCAGCCGCGGCGGAACCTCGTAAATCCATGGTGGTCTTCGATGTCCGCGTCGTTGTCGCCATCGGTGTCGATGTCGATGCCACCCGCCATCATCCGCTCGAGCTCTTCTCGGTAGGCCTTCGCGTTGAGCTTGCGCCGCGCGTCGAGCGCGTCGCCCTCCTCGCGCATCAGGTCCATGTAAACGAGCTCGAGTACTCGGTAGACCGCCGTCCTTGTCATCTGGTGGTCGGCACCACCAGACGCTTCGGCCGCGTTGGTAACCGAGTCGAAGTTCGTCAGTGTTGCCTCGAGATGCTCGAGGCTGCCGGCTTCGACGTTGTAGACGTCGCCGAAGCTCTCGGCCGTCGCCGCCACGGTGCCCGAATTGCTCGCCGACACGGACAGGACTTCATCGGTCACGAATGCGACCAGACCATTCTCCTGGGTGCTGGACGGATCCTTCGTCAGCACCCGCGTGCCCTTGGGCACCGACAAAGTACCGTCGGCCGTCGCGGTGAACGTCAGCTCGACCGTGGCCTTCGCTGAGTCATCGACGAGTTCGTGCTCAGTCGAGAAGATGTCGAGCTCGTCATACTCCGGAAAATAGCCGTGTCGCTTCAGGTCGCGCCGGATGTCTTCGGCGGCGCGCTTGTGCTTGCGGATCCACGACTGGTCCGACTTGCGGAACAGCGCGCTGTCCTCCTCTCGGAGCTGCGCATCGTTGCTGTAGACGTCTTTGGTCATGCCGCCCGCTGTGCCTGCCACTCATCTTCGGTGAACCAACGACGCCGCACCGGGCGCCAGTGGTGCCGACAGTTGTATCCGCCGCCGGCGACCATCACGCTTCCGGCGCCGGTCTGGCCGTTGTCCATCTCGACGATCTCCTGGCGCGTGTAGACCGGCCCTTCCTCGAGGAGTTCCTCGCAGAATGGGCGTGTGATGGCATCTTGAGGGCCAAAGTACTTGAAGTACTCATAGCCCAGATCGTCAGCTTTTCGCGCGTTGATGCTGCGGCTGAACTGAATCGTGGAGTCTCGAAGGCGCTGCTCGGCCTGCCGCTCAGCCATGCCAGTCTGTCCGACCAGCTCTCGTCGCAACTGAGCTTTGGTCGAGCCGCCCAGTGCGTGGCGCGTGACCGTGTCGGCGAGCTCGCGCCGGTGATACTCGCTCATCGAGTAGAAGCGTCCGGCAAGGCCTGTGCCCGGCTGCTCGCCGGAAGGCCATTGGCCCACCAGCTCATCGATTACATCATCGTCGAGTTGCACGACGTCGATGGCCGCCCGCTCCGCAATGGCGAAGTAGCTCTCATTGAGGGTTCGGACCCGGTCGAGTCGTTGCCTCCAGCTCTCCCAGATAGCCCGAGTTGCGTCGACACTTCGAAGGGCATCGAGCCGTGCACGGGACACCGCATCGACACCGGCGTCGAGCCGGCCGTCGTCGGTGACCATCTCTTCGATTCGCTCGCGGATATCGTCCGCGGCATCTCTTACTGAGGCAACATACTCGCCTCGAAGGACAGACACCGTGTCTTCTTCGTACTCGTCCAGGCGGACGAGTAGGCGCTCGAGCTCCTCCTGCAGCTTTGCCATCTCCTCCGTTGGAGGCATTACTCAGCCTGCTCGAGCAGCTCCTCGAGGCCCGCGCGAATCTCTTCCTTGGACATCCCCTGGGTGGATCCTTCGACGTGAGCCGCCAGCGTCGAGCGCATGACGTTCCCGTTGTCGAGCTCCAGGGCGGCCTCGATCTCTTCGACGTCGATTTCCTTCTCGAGGTCCTCGTCGTCGCCGGCAGCTTCGGGGGCTTCGCCCTCGTCCGGGTCTTCGTCCCCTTCGCCTTCCGTGTCACCCTCTTCGGGTTCGGCCGGCTCGGTGTCCGGCTCGCCGTGGTTGGCCTTCTCGGGCGGGGGGTAGCTGTAGCCGCGCTCGATGAGCTCTTCCTCGTACTCGGCGAGGCAGTGCACTCGGCGGCCGTGCGTATTGATGAGCCAGATACCTTCCGGCATGGCGGACTCCTTCTCGTGAAAGAACAAGGGGCGGGCTCAGTGCCCGCCCCACAGGGTTATCAGGTGTCGAGGTGGAAGCTGCGCCCCTTCACCGCGGCGTCGCCCTGGCTGCCGCCAGTGTTGGCCTTGATGAACACGGCGTGCTGGTCGTAGAGGACCTCATCGGGCTGGAGCACTGCCGACGCACCGTTGAGGTTCGACGTGCTCGCATCCGTGCCGGCCGCGTCTTGCCAGGCCGACCAGTTGCCGTCCTCGTCCTTGATTCGGCCCATGATCTTGGCATCGATGCCGTTGGACGCTCCGGTCTCCTCGACCTCGTAGAGCAAGCGATTGTGTCGCTTGGTATCGAGGGTCGATTCCGGGACGATGGCGTACGAGTCGGTCGACGTCTGGTCGGCCGACATCGCGGCCGTACGCGAGATCTGGACCTGCTCGAGTTTTGCTGCGCGAATGTCTGCGTGCATGGGATTCTCCCAGGTGCAATTTCAAATGAGACGACCCCGACAGGTCGTTGCCCATCGGGGTCGTCAGGAGCCTTGCGTCAGCCTCGTTTAGGCGAGGACTTCGACGGCGTAGCGGTCCTCATCGACGGACTTGACACCGTAGAGCACGTCGAGGACGTGCGTGGTCGCCAGACCCTTGATGCTGTACTGGCGCAGGTACCGCATCGCGATACCGGTCACCGGGTCGACCATCGTGCTGGAGACAACGCCAGAGGCTTGCTCAGGCTGCTCGAGCTGTCGGCTGACCAGGTAGAAGGCATTTCGGTGAAACGCCAGGTTGTGCGTGATCAGCGGCGAGGAGCCGGACGTACGGACGTTCTGGTCCATGAACACGTCGAATCCGTGCAGCCGGCCGATCTGCGCTTCACGCAGTGCCTGCCCGCCCTCCACCGAACGCGGGTCGGTCAGCTTGTCGATGGCCAGCAGCGCGCGGTCGTCCTTGGACGAAACGACCATGTTGCGCCCGGTCATCGGGCACTTCTGGTCGTTGAGCTGCTGACGGGCGTCGAGCACCGTGGAGTCGGTGATATCCTGCCCGGCGGTGCCAACGTCGTTCGCGACGTCGCTGTAGAGGTCGAGAAGGTCCTGGTCGATGACCTCGGCCAGGCCGATCATCGCGTCCTCGATGTACTCGAGGGCGTTGTCGACCGCCTTGGAGGAGGCGTTGTCCTCGAGTTCCCACGAGACATACTTGTGGGTGTCGAGGACCACCGGGACCTTGCTGTTGGACGGGCTGTCGGACGTGATGTCCGAGCCCTCGGTCTTGTCGCGCACCGTGACATCGCCGCGCTTGATGACGTTGACGGTGTCGCCCTGCTCAGCGACTTCCTCGCTGGCATCGCGGGTGACGAGATTGGCCATCACGGTGTTCGCTCGCAGTGCTCCGAGAGCACGCGCGAGCCAAAACTCCGGAATCGCCGGGCCTGCTTCTGTGGTCGTAACTGCCATGGGGTAGGCTCCTTAGTCCTACGCACGCGTCAGGCGGTGTATTTGCCGTCCCTGATGCCTTTTTCGGCCTTGTCGGCATTCTCGATGGCGTAGTCGACGTCGCTCTTGAACCGATCGACATCGAAGTCGTCGTCCCCGCCCGGCTTGCTTCCACCGTTGGGGCGACCGCCACCGCCTTTTCCGCCTGCAGCGCGCTGAAAATGCGGATGTTCGTCGACGAAATTCTGTGCCAGCGCCTCCGGGCTCAGGGCGTTACCCTTCCCGTCTGTCGCAATCTCACCGTTCTCGTCGACGACCTTGACCTGCCCGTCCTCGTCCACCGTGACACGGTTTTGAAGGATGGCGACGACATGGTCGGGAGCGACGGCTCCGGCGGACTGCGCGGCCTTCAGGAGCTGGCTTCGAGCCCTCTCCTGTGCGACCTGGCGCTGTTGCTGGGTGAGCTTCTGCTCGTACTCGCTCTTCGTGGACTCGAGCTGCTGCTGAGTCTCTTCATAGAGCTTCTTGTACTCTTCCTTCTCCTCGAGCTTCTGGCGCTCCTGCTGTTTCTTCCACTCCTCACGCTTCTTGCGCTCCTCTTCGAGCTTCTGCTCGTACTTGGCGCGCTCGCGTGCCAGGCGCTTCTCGACGATTTCGTCGATGTCATCCTGGGTGAAAGACTGGCCTCCGTCACCTTGCGGTTCAGTCGGCTCGTTGCTCGGAGCCTGGGGCTCTTGGGTCGGATCGTTCTCGGTTCCATCTCCCATGCGTTACCTCCTTCGTTCACGCCGGCGGCCGCACGTCCACCGCCTGCGCTTGGATTACCCGACACCCCGGAGTGAGGGCGCGGACTGTGAGTCGAGTGATGTGGCCTGACCCATCCGGCTTCGGACATCCTCTTCGATCTCCGTGAGCCGGTCGGGGGCGACCTCGGACCCGAAGCGGGCCCGAACTGCTTGAATAGCGTTCTCGATGGCGGCCTCGCCGCCGAGCTGTAGTGAGGAGAACTGCAGCGCGCCTTTGAGCGCGTTCTGCAGGTCCACCGGGTCGAACTTGTCTGGGTAGTCGACGGAGGCCTCGGCTCGCTGTTCCATCCACGCGCCGGCGAGCTGCGCCACCGCGAGCTCGGCCTTGGCCATGCGGCTGGCGAACTTCCCGAGCAGCGCGTCCTTGTCCATCGTCATGTAGGACAATGCGATGCCCGACTGGACGTGCTTGGTCTCCTGGTTGACCCGGCCGAGCCCCGAGAGCTGCCGGATGGTGGCCTCGGTCTTGTCGATCTCCTTTCGAATGACCTCAATCTGAGCGACGTCGGGCCCCAGGTAGTACGGTGGGTTGCTCACATCGTCGTCGTACGGGACCGCGCCGTAAGTGCTGAAGTCGATCTGACCCAGCGATTCGTAGGTGCTTCGCGGCACGGCCATGATATTGAAGACGTGCGCGTGAATCTGCTCGTCGATGAGGCTGTGCTGGATAGTCAGTCGCCGGTTCATCGGCGCCAGGTCCTTGATGGCGCTGTCTGCCAGCGGCTGAGCGCCGAGCCTGCGGCCCCAGTAGATCATGACGACGGGCACTTCACCGACCGGATGATCGCCCCGATCCTTGACCTGCAGCTTCTTCTCGACGTTGCCGTCGGCGGCTTCGACCTCGACCTCCTCGAGGAGGATCCACTCCTCGGGGGTCCATACGCG